TATCTATAATGTATGCAGACAATCCTGCTTTAGCCATAACATATCCGTTACGACTATGGTATCTATCTTCACCTGCAAGACTAGGAAGTTGTATAATCAAACAACCACCTGCTTCTCGCATTTGTTGGTGATGTAGATGTCCATGAAACCAAAGTTTGTGAGATGTTTTACCCCACGCACTTCTTTCTTCGTGAGCCATCAAAGCATTTAGTTTGTTCATAACTTTACCGTCGCCATGAGTAAACCCAATTAGGTTATTACCGTATGTAACATATTGTCTAATTTCGGGAGAAACGACTACGTTTACATCCTCGCAATCTTTATAGTAAGCGTCAAGATACATCATTAGCATAATACTTGTATGTCTATCATGATTACCACCCATAAATATCAACTCGACATCAGAAACAGTTCTCAAAAGGTCAATATGTTGTCTAGCCAAATCACACCCTTCCATTAGTATCTGTGCAGGTGTAGCGGCCATATCTTGTGCCGTACCCTTAGTAGTTGTACCTACATCATTATCTACATGAAACCAATCAGACCCAACACCAACGTAGAATCTCTCCGGCTTACTAGGTAGTCTTTTCAATAACTCTTCGGTCTTTGTCAAAACTCTATGTCTAGCCTCTTCTAAGTTATAACTTTGTCCGACTTCATCAACCCAACCGTATTTACCAAAATGTAAGTCAGTTGGAGAAAGAACAACGGCAAAATCACCTTCATTTTTAGTCTTAATACGCTTTACGGAAGCAGGTTTCCACTTTTGTGCTATTTCTAAGAAATCTTTTTTGATTGTCTCGTTGAAGTAGTTATATTTCATAGCATCTTTCTCAACTTGCCTCCATCTTTTGCCTTCTGCCTTCTTAATAATTTCAATTTTACGCATGGCTAGTATTTCGTCAACTAAATCGTCAACGGTGTTACCTTCTATCTCCTTATCTGTAAATGGTTGCATACCGTGAGTCCATTTGTTAACTCTAACGTATTCACTTACCCAAGCAGGCGGCATTTCAAACTCTCTAGCCATTTCTTCGGTTGTTAAGTTACCTCCCGCCTCAGAATATGCTTTTTTCATGGCTCGGTGTTTTTCACCTTCCACTACATAGAATCCATCTACTGCTTCCATCACTACCAAGTATTTATCTGCTGCTTCATCGTGATATACCTTTGTTCTTTCATTTATGACAGCATGATATTCTTCTTTATCCTTAAAAGGACTATTTCCTTCCTTCATCCACCTTTGAATAGCAGAACGCCAAGCATTTTTAGAACGCTTTGGCTCAACTTCGTGTAGAAACTCAGCAAACTCACTAATATTACTAAAACTTCTATCTTTCGCAAACTTCTCGATGAGGTCTTTGCCTCCATGCACCCTTCGCATAAACAAAGGTTATTTGAAGGGATATATAAGTATTAGCCTATTAATTTCTATTACTTTGATGCTTTACAAAATAAATAAACCGCTAGACTGCTAGGCTGTCTGTAATTATTTTTATTTCTTCTATAATATGTTTGGTAAACCCCCCACTCACTATAATAGTTAACGTAGTTAACTTCTCTACATTAAAGAAAAAAATAAAAAAAAAGAAAAAAATGTCGCAGTAAAGCGTTTTATTCTTTCAGTAAATCGCAAAAACATTAAAAAAAAATAAAAACGAACTATTAAACGTCAATTATACTCTCGATATGTTATGGCAGAGCGTAGCAGGTGGAATATATTTCGTGGAAACACAAAAAAAGAGAATCCTAACCCAATTATACAGCGAGCAGGTATGATGATAGAACCCTTCAATCAAGTAGCGGGCGTACCCGATATTGTACGTGATACTGAAAGATTGAGAAAAGACAGTAACCACGACAATGAGTTTGACCTTTACGATAGTATGTTAAAGTTAGACCCTGAATTGAACGGCGCTGTACGTGCTGTATCTCTTACGGCTAATAACTACGAAATAAATTACGCCAACGGTAAAAACTCACAAATACGTGAGGCAATACGTGAATTAGTAGAAGATACTCTTGACTTTGATGACATTATGATAAATGCTATGCGAAGTCTTATGGTATATGGTAATGACATTAACAAAATAGTCGGCAAACAAGGTGTCGGTATTACTGATATACAAAGTTTACCCGTAAAACAAATTACGATAGTTGACGAACGAGGTGGCTTAGGTTCTTATTTCGTTGCTGACGAAGATAACCCAATCATCAATGCTAACATCTATATGTTAAGAGAAGGTACATCCTACGAACGTGCTATACCAAAAAAAGAAATACTACACGTTAGAATAGATTATCGTTCCAATTGGTTTACCGATAACAAACTACGTAGAACATACGGTGTGTGGGGTGCGAGTAGATTTACGTCGCTAAAACAACCAATACGCATGAAATATAACAGTATGAACAACAGAGTTTCTTTAGAGGACTCGATGACAAAGCAGTTTATTACAATAGACAAATCTGCTATCGAACACATACAAGACCCTGCGGAACAGGCACAAAGACTCCAACATATTATGGATGAGGTAATTACTTTATTCGAGGGATTGCGGGGCGACCAAATACCTGTTCTTCCCCATTACGTAGAATTACATCACGTAGATGTAGGCAACAGTCTGCCAAACAACACAGGATTCCTAGACACAATTAATGCCGATATTGCAGCCGTACTACAAGTACCTAGAGTAGCAGCAGGCCAAGAAAAAGGCTCAACCTTTGCGGCAACATTCAATGCAAACCTTTGGGCTGTCCAAGCAATCAGCCGTATGCATAGAATCTTGAGTGAATCAGCAACAAAAATATTTATGATGCACTTAGACTTATTAGGTATAAAATATCGCAAACAAGATTTACCTACTATTAAGTTTGAGGCTATGGATAGCGAAACACCACTCAACATAATGCAAAGAACCGTTATGGGGTACAACGCAGGACTTCTTACACTAAACCAATCTTTTGATTTGCTTAACCTACCAAGTATAGGTAAAGAAGGTGATGAAAGAAAGATGACAGAAGCACCAAAACAAGTAGGGGATTTACCAAGAGAAAACTCACAGGATGGTGCAAGCGACCTTGTGGAATGAGTATCTTCTGACGGGTATATATGCAATTTGTTTCCTCATGGGGGCTTTATTAGGCAAAGTATTAATAAGTCATAAGGTTAGTGGAAAGGACATGGCTCAGATGAAAATGACAAATCCAAACGAGACTCTAATGCTAACTTTTGGTATGGGTGTCGTTATGGCTTGGGTAGTTATAGCAGCCACAGCATCCTACTTTAGTATTGTAGAACAACGTGAGATTTCAGACTCACAACTAACAGTTATTGGTCTATTAGGTGGTCCGGCACTTCTAATTATAACAAGCGTACTAGATTTATTTAAGGGTAAAGAAAGTGCCAAAATTGCAGTATTACCCGACAGACTTTCTGCTGATGTTCAAGCAACTGACGCTGAAAAGACTCACGTAAGACTACTAGAAGAGTTTAAGATGAAGCATGACCTAGAAATGGAAAAGATGCAAAAACAACACACTTTAGATATGGAAGCATATCAAATCACTAACGGAAAACCAAAAGAGGCCAAGAAATGAATAGTAGCATTTGGTGTGGCTTCTGTACTTTAGGTAATTGTTTTGAATGCTCCGAAGGTCAAGAGTAGGTTAATAAGACATTCCTTGACTGAACAATATCATGTCGTGTGGATGCGGTTGTGGTGGAGAAGTAGTAGCATACGAAGAATGGGGTGAAGAAGATGTTACTGCCGCAGAATATCAAGGACGTAAAGTTACTCTTAACAAACCATTCCGTACATCAGGTGCTTCTAAAAAGTTCGGAGTGTATACTAAAAATGCTAACGGTAATGTAGTCATAGTAAGATTTGGCGACCCTAACATGGAAATCAAAAGAGATGACCCTGCTAGAAGAAAAGCATTCCGCAGTAGACATAACTGTGATAATCCCGGCCCAAAATGGAAGGCACGTTATTGGTCTTGCAGACAATGGCGTGGTGGTAAAAA